CGATTTATCTTGTGGTAGGGTTATTAGATGATTGGGTATTGAGGTCGAAGGGTCATATATATTATGTATTTTCTGGTCGCATAGACGAGTGAAGGATGTCATATAGAATATATTCTATATGACCTAGCGTTTATATTTTTTTGTCCATTTATCTAAGACCCGTATAGATAAATAGAATTTAAAAAACGATATAGATATAATTTTGCAAAACACTTAAAGAGTACTCTCTAAACTATGTTTAATCTATCATCCTTTATACAACAAGCCGCGCCCCCTGCACCGGCACCTATAGATCCAGATTCTATAAATGAATCCGATGTTCTCAAGTCCAATAAATATAAATCTATGGTTCAATTGAATCTATTTGACGATGCGACAAACCAAACCGCTATTGATAATATTCTAGAAACCGAAAAACAACATAATAAGGCCGATGCCTGGAACCGACTCGATAAAACGGTGAAAACCGCCAAGTTACACGAATACGCAGAGAAATACGGCCGCGATAATAGCCTCCCAGTAAAAGATATCAAAGCACTCAAACAATTTTTCAGTGATTGTCTCCAGAAAAATAAATTACAAAAGACGAAAGAGGTCCTATATGATAAAGAAAAACAGGTCATTACTGGTGTCCCCTCGCTATTTTTCAATACGTTGAATCGGTCATATACATTGAAAATCATGGACTCGAAACGGGTATCTACCCTGAAGTCCTTGACGCCAAAACGGGTTCTCAAATCGGAGGAAGAAAAATCTATATAGGTTTTTTTGGACTAATTCTCGTTATTTTTTCTTTCTTTTCTTTAGAATACGTTTTCCTTCGTTTAGGATTAGGAGTATAATCATGATCCCATGGTTCATGTTGATGAATAAAAGGAGTTCTTTTACGAAATAATTTTTCTATTGTTATTGGAGTAGGTGTGTTACCACCTCGCCTCTTCTTCATAAATGATCGCCTATGTTTATTGGTAATTCTTTTATTTGACTTTCCATAGGGGAAATATTTACGCGCGGTCTTATAATAAGGTTTTACTTTATGGGACACTTGACGATAGGCATCCTTCGTTTCACGCTCCAATGTATCGATCATTTCTAAACCCGTTTCAACAGATTCCCGTACATTACGTTCTATCATAGTAGTATTATGTTTCAGTTTCTTATAATTTTTCGCAAAATTGGCCCTTGTGTTTGTAAAAACCATCTGAGGTATATAATATTATCGGATATTATATCCCCCATAAAATTGATATAAAAATTCCGGTCATATAAGAATAAAAAAATGTCCGATATTGATGAAAATGAAACCGTTTTTGTGGATACCCTTACAGAGGATGAAAAGGATGAGATCTATATGACCAGTATCGAACTCGCCGAAGAATACTTGGAAGAAGAAAGCGTGAAAATGGCGTCGGCATCATTTATCGACGATTTCTATGCGGATGTCACGCATATTTTATTCCAACAGTTAATGGAAAATGGGCTTTGCCAAAACGATGATTATGATGATCTATATGACATGGTATCGGAGGTTTTGGCGAGTCATTTTAACGAGTTCCCCCCCTATGTTAGCGAATATTGTCCTATAGTATCTATTTCTATACCCCCTTCGAAAATCCAGGCACTGAAGGACCAGCCACAGCCGGTCCAGCGGACCCCGGAGTGGTACGCATTCCGACAGGGCGTGATTACTGCGAGTAATATTGGGAAGATTTTCATGTCTGAAGCCCAACTCAATAGTTTCATATATGAAAAATGTAAGAATGCCGATATCCCTCCTCAAACGGGTGGCTATGTGAATACCGAATCGTCGCTTCATTGGGGTGTCAAATATGAACCATTGACATCGATGCTATATGAATATCGGAATAAGACCATTGTGGGTGAGTTTGGTTGTATCCGGCATCCTATACACGCCTTCTTAGCTGCGTCCCCCGATGGAATTAATGTAGCGGAGGAATCCCCTCTTTATGGGCGTATGATAGAAATCAAAAATATTGTGAATCGGGAGATTGACGGAGTACCCAGTTTATTATATTGGGTACAGATGCAAATGCAGATGGAGTGTTGCGACTTGGATGAATGCGATTTTGTCGAGACCCGTTTTAAAGAATATGCGACGGCAGAAGAGTTTTATGCGGACGATACCAAATCGTTAGAGGGCGGAGAGAAGGGCGTTATTATCGCATATACGTCCAATATTGACGGTAGTCCGGTTTATAAATATCTTCCTATAGGACAAGAGGTACCGGGGAATACGGAGTTGGATGATTGGGTGAATTTGGCGGAGAGGTATATGCCGGAGAATACGCGAATGAAATCGTTCATATTCTGGTACTTGGACGAATATTCCTGTGTTCTCATAAAAAGGAATCGTCATTGGTTCCAGGCGGCTTTCCCGAAAATCCAAGAAACGTGGGATATCATACAGAGGGAAAAAGTAGAGGGATTCGAACATCGTGCGCCGAAGAAGAAGCCGCAAAAACCGGCCACTGCTGGACTATTGATCCAGTTGAACGAGGATGGGGATTCGCATGTCATACAGAATATGCCGGTTACACATCCTTACTCTATAGTTAAGACCGACCTATAAGGTCCCTACCCCAACCCCTCCTTACCTAAAAATATTATTTTATCAATTAATATTTTTATATGACCATTTATCATCTACCATTATTATAATTCATATAAAATAAAAACGATAATAGCCAAATCGTGCACCCGATAAACCCATTTTTTATGTCATATAGAATAATTATGGTTTGTGTTGCATTAGGCCGAGCGAAGCGAGGCCGAAAAAATTTTTGGGAATTTTGGGATTTATAGAGGAATTCCCGCGAGGACCCCTAATTTTTTGGCCGTTTTCTTTTTTCGATTTTTGAAAATCGGATTTTTTCTAGGCTCTCGAATTTCTTTTTTAGATTCTCCCAAAGAATTTTCCGAAAACTTTTTGAACGATTTTGAAAATCGGATTTTTCTAGGTTCTCGAATTTCTTTTTTAGATTCTCCCAAAGAATTTTCCGAAAACTTTTTGAACGATTTTGAAAATCGGATTTTTTCTAGGTTCTCGAATTTCTTTTTTAGATTCTTCCGAAGAATTTTCTTTGAAACAATTTGAAAATTGTTTTTTGAGAACCTACAAAAAAGAAAACGGACGGAATACCCCAAAAAAATTTTTTGCGCGGCCTTCGGCCGCGCTTAGTAGTTCAAATAGTAAATATTCTATATGACCCCCCCTGAGGCCGAGCGAAGCGAGGCCGAAAAAAATTTTTTTGAAGGTTTTTATAAAAAATCGATTAATCTAGGTTCTCGAATTCTATTTATAAATCTATAAAAAAGTATTCGAATAAAATTCTTTGAAACAATTTGAAAAAGAAATTCGAGAACCTACGAAAAAAAAGAAACGAACGGAATACCCCAAAAAAATTTTTTCGGCCTCGCTTCGCTCGGCCTAGATACTTCAAATAGTAAATATTCTATATGACCCCCCCTGAGGCCGAGCGTATGTCGGTGTGCCCCTACAGGGCAGACCGACACTACCCACGGAAAGCGAGGCCGAAAAAAATTTTTTGTGGATTTTATAATAGTAGGTTCTCAAAAACAATTTTCAAAGTCTTTGGAAAAATTCTTTGAAACAATTTATAAATAGAATTCGAGAACCTACTATTATAAAACCCCCAAAAAATCAAATAAATATTGAAGAATAAATAATTCTATATGACAGAAGAAGAAAAGAAACAGGCGGAACCGGAAAAACTACCGGTTCACATGAAACCGGCGGAACCGGAAAAACTACCGGTTCACTTAACAGTGCAATCCAAACTCGATAATTTTTTTCACTCGAAAAAAATCCCACATATCATCTTCCACGGTGCCTCCGGCACCGGTAAACGCACCATCGTACAAGATTTCATTCACCGTATTTACGATAACGATAAGGCGAAAATGAAGTCCAATATAATGTTTGTCAACTGCGCCCACGGTAAGGGTATCAAGTTTATCCGCGAGGAACTCAAATTCTTTGCCAAGTCCAATATCCAACATAACCAAGGCGTTCTCTTCAAAACCATCGTCCTCTTGAATGCAGATAATTTGACCATCGATGCCCAGAGCGCATTAAGACGATGTATCGAACTTTTCAGTAATAATACCCGATTCTTCATCATCGTAGAGAATAAACATAAACTCTTGAATCCTATTCTATCCCGATTCTGCGAAATATATGTACCCGAATATACCGATAGCGAGGGTCATATAATCAATCTCCATCAATACCATCTACGCCATTCATTCGAATCACATGAATCACATGCGTCAAAGGAATCACCTGCATTAGACACGTCTCCTAGTAAAAAAGAATGGTTACATAATATTCTATATGACATTGCAGCAAATGCGGCGAAAAAAGACCATAAATATTTAGCGAATTTATCCGTCCAATTATACGAAAAGGCATATTCCGCATTAGATATTATCGACTGGCTACGTAATAGTCAAATAAAAGAAAAAACGGAAATTATCCTATTCTTCCATAAAATAAAATGCGAATACCGGTACGAACGCCTCTTGATGCTTTTTTTATTAGATAAGATTTTTATTAACCCCCATTTTATAATGGATAAGAATATTTAATGAACCGATTCTATATGACCCTTCGCGTATTGTCATATAGAATAATTTCGTTTGATGCATATAATGGACGACTTTGTTATCTCGAATCTACACGAAGCCCGTAATGAATGGTGTAGCCGCCTGGTTTCGATTTTCACGCCTTTAGTCATCGAGGGTATCCGGTCGATTTTCAATGAATCGTGGAAACTCTGTCAGGAGACGGATGAGGTGAATAAATATCTGATGACGTTCCAAAATCTGCTTTCTAGAATTCCCAAATGGAATTCGGTTATCGTGGAGGAAGAGCGGGCGCGAATCGTCGAACGTAGCGGGTGTAATTATTTAGAAGATTTGATTACCTGTGTGCATATTATCCAACTCAAGGTTTTGACATGTATCCGCGTGGGGAATAAACAGAAGAAGATCGATATTTCTATTCCCAAATTGGACGGGTTCATCCATAAGATATATATTCACGTCGCACGTAAGGTCTATATGAACGTCTATCTATTTGAGAAGAATGTGACCCCCCTACAGGTCCAGAAGAATAATCGAGAACTCGAGAACATTGTACAGGAGTGTATCATGCTGGCCATTCGCGAGAGTATTCCTACCGAGGCTATTATCCGGGCATATATGGACGAAAGCGTAGAACAGGAAGAAGAGGTGATTATCGAGAACATCGACGAACCAGTTATTGCGTCGGATGAGGGGAAAGATCCGTCGAAGGGCGACGAAGTCGCAAAGGAAAACATTCTATTTGACAAAGCCGCGGCGGAAGACGACGAAGCCCCTCCCTCCGTTGTTCCTGCGATCGAGAACTTGGACGAGGAACCGGTGATAACGCGACTCACATTTAATGATATCGATTCGGTGCTTAATGGGGAAGACGAAGTGGAGAAAGTGAGCGCACCGAAGACGATCGAACGCCTGGAAGAGATTTCTGCGGAAAGGGCCCTACAGAGGAAATTAGAAGAGGAGGAAGAGGAGATGGAGGATAGGATCCGGATACATACTGATGTGGTGGATTTGGACGATCTGGGAGTATTTGATATTGAGGGTAAACCCGTGAAAGAGGAGGATATTTTATTGAATGATGTGGAAGAGTTATTTTAGTATTATATTATATAATGAGTGATTCTCTTATGACTCAAACATTTATTAGTCCAGCTGCAATAATAGAAGATTTTGAAATTGATGAAAAGCGTGATAAAAATGAAGTAAATATCGAATATCCAAATGGTAATGAAAATGGAAAAATTGTTTTAGATGGTATTACAAAAGAATTTAATATAGATGATAAAACAAAATTATTTTATTATATAAAAAAGAATTCAGATGGAACTAATACTGGATTAGTTACTACAAATTACAGTGACCTGAATGGGATCAATGCAGATAGATTTCGATATCATGATGGAACTATATATATTGATGATATACCTATCGATCGTTATTTCACAAATAATAATGAATTCGATTCGTTTGATGATTATAGAAATAAATACCTTGACAAACTATTATTTAATAAGGATTATGTCAAAATAAAGAAAATCTTTGAAGAAAATAATGTTGCAAAAGAAAAATTCATTAAATATAAACTAGAACTTAACCGATTTTCAAAAAGTGAAAAGGAATTCTTTGATGAAATAATTAGTAATATTCTTGTTGTTAATCCTGAACTTGGTAAAGGAATCGTTTATAAAGTATTAACACAAATCAATGATCATAATCAAATGTATGTTACTAATGAAAAAAAAAAAACAATCGATCTTGATTTAAAAAATTTTAAGGAAGATAATGGGGTATTTTCATACGTTATAGTTGAAGACAACAATACAAATTCAGCTAGCAGTAAAGGAG